CGCGAACCAAAACGGCTTGGCGCAAGTGCGCGTGGGTCTCGACACCGGCGCGCCGTGGGTCGTCTTGCTTGAAGACGATCTGGAGTTCTGTGCGGATTTTATCGGTAGCCTGCGACGCTGGCTGCGTGATGCGGATCGTCCGGATCGTCACGTCTTTCGCTGTTTCGGATTTACGAAGCCGCCAACAGGATTCCATGGCACCGCGTACGACTGGCCGCTGGAGATGTTGCGCGGATCCCAGATCATCTGTCTACGACGCGACGATGCGGCCGACTTTCTCGCATGGGGTACCGCCCATCAGCGGACCTGGTGTCGGGACACGCCCTGGCGGAATTCCACCGCGAATCCGGCGATTGCATTCGACAAGTTCGTGGCGGCGTGGGCGACGCAACGCTGGCCGAAGGTGCCCAGCGTGATCAGTCATCCCTATTTCGTCAAACACATCGGCGATCACAGCAGCATTCATGCGCGGGGCGTGCGGAACGATGCGCCCTTTGCCGGCGTGACGTGGCGCTACGAGGCGACGACATGAGCGGGGCAGGCGCCAAGGACAGGTGGGTGCTGATCGAGCAAGTGACCGATCAGGATGGTGAGAGTAATTATCCGGTGGAAGCCTGGACGACGCTCGATCACGCCTGGATGGAGAAGGTGCCGATCGGCGGGTCAGAACGATTTCGGTCGGCGCAACTCTCCGCCTCGATCGAGACGCGCTGGCGCTGCCAATATCGGCCCGACCTCGATCCCGATGCGATTGACGTGGCGAAGACGCGACGGTTGGTGTTCGACGGCCGGATCTATGACATCACGTATGCGGTGGAGATCGGCCGTAAGCGAGAGCTGGAGTTGACGACCATCGCCGGGGCGCCCGTCGTGGCGGCGGTGCCGGTGGGGTCGCCATGACGATCGAGAGCGCCATCGTGACCTTGCTGCGGACGTTCACGCCGTTGAGTGCGTTGGTGGCCACGCGGGTGTATCTCGACAAGTTGCCGCAAACGCCGACCTATCCATGCGTACGCGTGACCTTGATCGATGAACAGGAGGGCTATCACGTCCGCGGAGGGACGGCCGTCAAAACCTCACGCGTGCAAGTCGATGCGTTTGCAAAAGAACTCTCTGGCGTCGACCCCTATGCGCTGGCCGCGGCGGTGGCCGATGCGATTCACGGCGATGAGGCGGGCAGCGGCTTATCTGGTTATCAGGGGTCGTTTGGCAGTCCGGCGATCGAGATTCAAGGCGTGTTTCGGATGGACCGACGGCGGTACTACGACCCGGACGAGCTCCGGGTCTTGACGATGTCCCAGGACTATCAGGTCGCATACCGCGCCTGATGGCATTCGAGGACCGATCCGCAGAGTGAGCGAGGACGACGCACATGGCAGATGTCACCGATACCTTTTACCCCGCTGATACCTTCATCGGGTACGGCGCCCAGTTCGAAGTCGGCCAGGGTGGCAGCCCGGAGGAATTCGTGGCGGTGCCGCAGGTCAAGCGGATCTCGCCGGTCGTGTCCCTGACGACCGCCGTCAAGGAAGTCACGCATCTGCGGAGCCCTGACGCGACGCGCGAGAAGATTCCGACGCTGTCGGATTCCTCGCCGATCACGGTCGAGGGTACCTACCGCGCTGGCCACGGTGCGCATCTCCTGGCCGGTGGCGACGGGTTCGATGCCGATCACAACCTGCAGGCCCTGAGAAAATCGAGGGCGCTGAACAACTTCCGGATCGTGCTGCCCGATGCGGCGGGATTCGAGACCGCAGGGTCACCGCCGGAAGTCTCGTCGCCGGCCACGGCGATTGCGCTGCCGCTCGAAGGGTACGTCACCAAGTACGAAATTGGCGAACTGAGCACCGAGAACGAAGTGCCCTTCATGATTGAAATCACGCCGGCGCGCGCGTACTTCTCGCGATAAAGGCGCGGTGATCGGTGGCCAATAAGGAACGGGGCGAGTGGACGCTCGCGGCGGGCGCGGACCGGTATGTCCTGCGCCTGACGACCAACGCCTGCTGTGAGCTGGAGGAGTTTTCCGGAAAGCTCTTCGACGAGGTGCAGGCCCGCGCGAACCGCGGCAGCCTGATTCATCTCCGGTATCTCCTCTGGGCATCGCTGCAAGAGCATCACGCCGATCTCGCCACGCCAGACAAAGAGGGCCTCAAGCGGATCGGGCAGATCGTCGATGCCGCTGGTGGCCTGCTGGGTCTGATGCAGCAAATCAAAGCGTTCATCGCGTGGAACGCGGAAGATACGGGCGACGTGCCGAAGAAAGCGGGTGAGGCCTCCGCCGGCGCGCGCCCTCGAAGCGCTCAGGCTGGGACTGGCGTCAGCTCAATATCGACGCACTAGCTTTTGGCCTGAGCAATGACGCGTTTTGGGATCTGTCGCTGCGGGAGCTCTGGAATGTGCGGAGGGCCGCGGCGATCCGGCAGCACGACGAGCATGACCGCGATTTGATTCTGGCCTGGCAGATTGAGCGGATCGCCATTCTGGCATTGAAACGATCGGGAGAACGCCGATTGCCGAGTCTGAAGCAATTACTGGAACGCAAGGCCAAGGGCCAGACGCCGGCCGAACAGCGCGCGGTCGTTGAGGCGCTCAGCGGTCGGCTTGGCGTCCCGTTACAGCGACTCGTGAAGGGACTGGATGGACGCTATCACGCTGTCAGCCAATAACCGGAATTACATCCTGACACCGCAGGGGACCAATGCCCTCTGTGCGCTCGAGGAGCGCTGGGGCAAGTCGTTCGGCGCGCTAATGAGCGAGCTCGGCGTCCTCGGGATTGAACACATGCGTCTCTCGACGGTCCGGCTCTTTTTTCAGGAATGTATGCACGACAAGCCCACCGAGACCGACATCGGCGACCTCATTGATGCCTTGGGTTTCGATGGGATCTCGAAGGCGGTCAACGGGTTGATCGTGCCCGGAACGGAGCGTCCGTAAATGCCGGATGAACTCCAGCAGCTACGCGCCAACATCGATCGCTTCCCGAAAGTGCTGACGGAACGACTGCGTGCAGTGGCCTGGCGGAAGTCGAGAGAGGTCAAAGCGATCGCGAGTCGGCTGGCATTGCGTGGCCATGACCCCAGGGGACGCCTGAACGAAGGCGAACCCCACTTGGCCGATTCCATCGTCATCGTCGAACACGCGGCGAAAAAAGAATTTCTGGTCTCTCCAGAAACGCCGTGGAATCCGAACCTCGGTCTGTGGATCGAGCGCGGGACGTCGAAGATGGCCGCCACGCCATTCATGCGCCCAGCGGGCGATGCGGTCAATGCCTCCTATCAATCCGAGATGACGAAAGTTGCTGAACAAGCCGCCTCGGAGGTGCTGCGGTAATGCCGACGATCCCGATTCGGTGGTCGGATAACACCAAGGAGCTCACCGAACGGCTGAAGGCTGGGACGCAGACGATCGAGGCGACACGCGCGGCCGCTGAGAAGATGGCCAAATCGCTGGGCGGTGACAACCTGATTCGTGCCGCCCACAACATGGCCGCGGCGATCGGTGAGATCGCCAACGTCTCGAAGCTCACGCAGGCCGAACAGGGTCGCGTCAATACCCTGATGGAAAAGGCGATTGAAAAATACCGCCTGCTCGGCAAAGAAGCGCCCCAGGCGATGCGCGATATCGCCGCCGCGACCAGGCAGGTCGAAGAACCCTCGCAGCGCCTCGACGGGTGGCTCGGCTCGCTGTCCTCCCACATCCTGGCGACCACCGCTGGATTCATCTCCGCGCAGGCGATCCTGGGCGCGGTCGGCACCGGCGTGCGGGCGCTCTCTGGATTCGTCGCCGATTCCGTCAAATCGTACGCGGCCGCCGAGACGGCGCAGGTCAAATTGACGGCGGCGCTGCGGGCGCAAGGCACGGCGACGCCGCAGACGATCGCCGCCTACAACGATCTCGCGACGCAATTTCAGCACACGACGGTCTACAGCGACGACCTGATCAATTCGATGCAAGGCCTCTTGGTGGAAGTCGGCAACGTCATGCCGGCGCAGATGAAAGGCGCCCTGCAAGCGTCGGCCGATCTGGCCTCAGGTCTGGGCATCGACCTCGAAACCGCGACGACGCTGGTCGCGAAGGCCGCATCCGGACATACCGAAACGCTCGGCCGCTACGGCATCACCGTCGACCAGGCGGCCCTGAAGACGGAAGGTTTCGACGCCGTCCTGCAGGCGATCAATCGGCAGTTCGGTGGCCAGGCGGCCGCGCAGGTCGATACCTACGCCGGCAGCATTCAGAAAATGGCCAATGCCTGGGACAACGTCAAGGAGGCGGTCGGGAAGGCGATCGTCACCGACCCGTTGGTCACGAACCTCCTTGGCAAGGTGGCCGATGCCGCCGATGCGGCCGACAGCAGTATCAGCGGCACGTCGCTCGCGCTCGTCAACCTGTCGAAATACGTGGACGATGTCCTGCCAGGTATTGGCGGACTCATCCGCAAATACGAGCTGCTGGCCATCGCGCAGAACGCGCTCAAGCATCCACCACAAGACATTGTGTTGACGGCCCAGCCATTCAAGGATTTCGGGCCAGAGCTCCCACAGGATTTCTATCTCCAGAAAGCCAAGGAGCGCGAGGAGGCTCAGAAAAAGATCAACGAGGCGCTGGCGAAATACCGAGAGACGGTCGCCAGCGTCATCGCGATTCACGACACCTATCAGCAGACGATCGACACGATCGATGGATCCGTCGCCGAAGGGATCAAGTACTACCTCCAACGTGGCGCGTCGGTTCATGACCTGGCCGTGATGTATGGCCTGCTCGACACGCAGGTCGAAGCGGTCAAGCAGCAGATGACGGCCGAGGCCGAGTTGGCGAAGAAACTCGCGGCCGTCGAGAACGTCGCCGCCGGCAATCTCAAGAACTTCGGTGACATCGGTCAACAGGTGTCAGTCAAAGCGCGCACGCTCGCTGAGGATCTGGAATTCCTCCAGCGACGCGGAGATTTTGTGGCCGCGACGTTCCTGAAGATGGGCGGCGCGTTTTCGGCGTCGGTGAAAGACATCGACATCTTTGGGTCATTCGACACGCTCGGGTCGACACAGTTGGCGCAGATCGGCGAGCTCGTGAATGGTCCGAGCGGTTTGAGTGCCATCCCTGCAAAGGCCGAGAAAGCGACCTCGAGTATTTCGATTCTTGCACAGGCCTTTTCTCAGCTGGGCAACATCGGCGATGGCGCATTGGGGGGGATTGTTCGCGGGATCGGTAGTCTGATTTCTGGAATTGACGTCGCTACGAAGGCCGTCGATCAAATGAGCTCGCATGTCGATGATGCCGGCAAGACCATTCAGGCCAGTTTCGCCAACCAAGTCGCTGGCGCGGCGTCGCTCTTTGGTCTGATGCTGCAATTACGCGACTTGGCCGATCAGATCACGCCTGGATTTGCCCTGATCAATACCGCATCGACGGTGTCGACATTCCTGAACACGCTCGGCCCGGATGCGCTCGGCAAGATCACCGAGATGTATCTGGCATCAGGTCGGACCGCCAGAGACGCACAAGTCGATTACGCCAATCTGATTGCGGCCATTCATCAAGGCGGAGACGCGGCCGCGGAAGCGATCAAGAAGATGCAGGCGGCGATGGCGGAGGGACAGGAAATCATCGACGCCATGCACGCCGGGGGTGCGCATTCGAATACCGAACTTCAGCACGCCGCCGACGTGGCGAGGAAAGCCTTCGAAGAGGCGCTCGCGTCTGGCGATTTCAACCAAGAGAATCTTGACAAGTTATACCTCGCCTATCAGCAGGCGCTGGCTAATGCCGGGAATGAGGCGGCCAAGGCGTGGCTGAAAGCGCACGACGCGGCCGAACACGCGGCCGACGCCGGCACCGAGGCGATGAAATCAGCCGAAGCGAACCTGAAAGCGCTCATCGACAAACGTGATGCGCTCGCGAAAGGCGTCGCCGCGGAAGCCTGGGAACCGGTCATGGGGGAGACCGAGAAGGCGGATCGTGCAGCGATCGCGTCGCTCGACGAACAGATCCAGCGGCAGGCTGAGCAGCTCGCGCAGTTGGCCAAGGATACGGGTCAGGAAATGGCCGACTCGATCAAGGAAGCGCTCGAGCGGCTGCACATCAACATCGACGTCGGTTACAACCTGCCGAATCCGCCCCCGGGTGGCTATGGTGGGTACACGCCTGGCCGATATAACCCCGGCGATATTGGAGAATCCGCCGCGTCAACCGGCGGTTACGTGCGCAATTGGGGGATCGAGCACTTCGCGATGGGCGGCCTCGTGTCGCCGCGCGGAACCGACACCGTCCCGGCGATGCTCACGCCAGGGGAGGTAGTCCTCACGGCTGCGCAGCAGCGTGACTTGGCGACCGGACTGACTGGCAGGAATACTTCCGTTCGGTACGACGTCACGATCAACGCTGTTGATGCCGCGAGTTTCGAGGAGCTGCTGAGACGTGAAGGAGGGAAGACCTTCATTCGTCTTCTCGACCAGAACCGGAACGGAATCCGAACAGAGACCCAAGAACTGCTGGGTGTCCGCTGATGGCGCGAGCCAACACGATCATCACGCGCTATCGAGACGAAGTCGGGCGCAGCGCCACGGTCACCGTCGACATCGGCACGGATCCGGCCGATGACAACTACGGGCCAGCCCAACTCGTCACCGACAACCCAGCGAAGGTCGCGAAGATTGACGACACGTCCGGTCGCTGGAAATTGGCCTACGGCGCGAAGCAGCCGATTCGCTTCGTGGGCGGCCCGTTGCACTCGAATATCGACGGCGGTCTCGACGTCGTCATTCAGGGCGGCAACGGCGGATCGCCGGATGTCGAATTCGAAGTGCCGATCACGATGCCCGCTCCGTTTAGCGCCGGGACGACGCGGATGTGGCCGGTGCAGCCCTGGATCGATCTGGCGACCGTGACGCCCACCATTGGCGTCTACGATCCGCTGGGCTTTGAGAATTGGTTCCTCTACGTCCGCGGCGTGAACTCGCAGAACCTGCAGGTCGGCGGGCTCAAGCTCTATTCGCAGTACTACGTATTCGAGTCGGACATCCGTGAAGGCTATGCCAGGTCTCAGCGGAAGCCGATCATCGAGCATCGTACCGCCTTTGAAGTCAGCACGATCTACACCAGAGGGACGACACGCTGGGCGGCGGAAGGAGATCTCCTCACGCGGTCCAGCCAAGCCAGCGACCTCGAGGACCATTGGTTCGATGTCGACGGGCGAGCGCTGCCGTTCTGCGTCGTCCCGAATGCCCTGCGGAATGTCGTGCGCTTTGTGCGGTACGACGGCATCGCGTTTAAAGAGACGGTCGAGTTCCACAACCAAACCGAGGACGACGAGCTCGTGGGTATTCGATTTGCCGTCGAAGAAGTGGGCCGCGGGCTGAGGCCAGGAGGAGCAATTTAGATGTCGGTTCTTCGATCGCTCGTGGATCGCGTGATGGAAGTCTCGATCACCACGGGGACAGGTGCCTATACCCTCGGCGGCGCCGTGACCGGCTATCAGTCCTTTGCTGGAGTCGGCGACGGGGCTCAGTGTTACTACTGCGCCTTCGGCGTGGATGCCAATGGCGTGGCCAATGGCGGCTGGGAAGTCGGGCTCGGCACATACACGCTCTCGGGGACTACCCTCGCGCGGACACGCGTGGACGCCTCGTCAAATGCTGGCGCGGCGGTGAACTGGGCGGCTGGCAGCCGTCGCATTTTCCTGACCCATCCGGCGCGTATTGGCGTGCCGATCAACGGCTGGACTGTGCGGAATGGGATTCTCTGGAACAGCTACCTCGCTCCGGAACTGATTTCCGCCCGGGTGAAAGACAACGCCTCCGTGAACTGGCGGCTCCTGACTCAGAGCCTCGGCGGCGCTAGTACCTACACTTTCACCGCGACGGTGCGCGCGTTTCTGGCGGTGGCGGCGAGCGGCACCTACGGCATCTATGTGTCCGACGGTACGAAGCTTATTGGCTTTGAAATGCTAGGGCAGCGGTCGATCGACGGCGGGATCTTTCGGCTTCGGGTGCAACGGATGAATTCCGTCACGGTCGACAACGCCACGATGGCGGGGCCGACGATTGATCTGTCGCCCTACATCGCCACGCTGCGGATCGTGAAGGACGCAATCAATCGGACGTTCTACTACTTCGAGAATGGCGCCTTTGTGCAGTTCTACCAGGAGGCCGCGACCGATTTTCTGACCGAAACCGAAGTCGGGTTCGGCGGCTTGAGCGTCTACGGCAGCGCGTTGGATTCAATGATCCTGGTTGATCTCCTGCAGTGGTCGGTGAGCACGCCATAATGTTTAGCGGCACTGCCTTCGGCGACGCACCGATCAGTGCGCTCCTTGATCGCTCGATCGGGGACGAGTCGGTTTTCGTGGACGGCGAGG